TCCTGCCGATGGATCAGTAATCAGCCTCAGCTTCTTGATCAGCAACAGCTCCATTCTTGTCGCCGGTGAATAATTGAATAGTTCCTGAGGTGGCCGCTATCCCTTAAAAAAGGATACGTCACCTCGGGTTTTCCTCTAACTTACGAGGTTTTAATGGCCGCTCCTGGTGTACCAAATAATTTCTACGTTCAGCAGGGTAACCGCCAAGTCTACTTGAGCTGGGACATCACAGCCGGTGCTACTTCCTATATCGTTCAACGAAGCACTGATGGAGTGAATTACTCTACTATTGCTACCGTCGTAGTCAATAACTACCTAGACACCGCAGTAACAGCAGGAATTCAATACTTTTATCAAGTTGCAGCTAATAACGGTGTAACAGGCCTGTATACTTCGGCACAATCCATAATCCCAACACCGACGGCTGAAATGAGTTTAGGTCAACTTAGACTCATGTCTCAACAACGTGCCGACCGCGTAGGCTCTAATTTCGTGACCTTGCCTGAGTGGAACAGCTTTATCAATCAAGCAATGTATGAGCTTTATGATCTACTAATTACAGCCGATGAAGAATACTTCGTCGCTACTCCGGCTCAATGGACTTCTCAATCCGCCAACGGCAGCCAAACCTATCTCTACCCCCTGCCCGATGGTTCTACAACCTTTACCAATGGGATTACAGGTAATACAACCTTTATCGCTCCTCCTTTCTATAAGCTCAAAGGTGTCGACCTTGCCCTTAACAATGCTCAAAATGCATGGGTTACAGTAAATAAGTTTAATTTCATCGATCGCAATAGATTTGTATATCCAAATACAGCTTCCACGATCTACGGCGTATTCAATCTTCAATATCGACTATTAGGAAGCAATATCGAATTGATTCCAACACCATCCGCGGGTCAATCACTACGCATATGGTATATCCCAAGGCTTCCGCAGCTTCTAATGGATACAGACATTACTTCGACAGGCATCTCTGGATGGAACCAATACATCATCATCCGAGCTGCTAAGTATGCGTTAGATAAGGAAGAATCGGATACTTCTAAGCTTGACCAAGAGTTGGTATTCCTAAAGCAACGAATCGAAGAGACAGCAGTAAACAGAGATACAGGACAACCTGACAGAATCAGCGATGTACGTCAGAATGGGCAATGGGGCTCAATGCAGGGCGGTTACGGTAATGGCGGACCAATAGGCGGATTTTAGATGAGCTTACCAATATTTCAATCACAAGGTAACCAACCGTTTATGCTGCTTCAAACGCAGTGGGCATCGCAATTGAATCCCATTATCGGTAATCCTGCGACTAACCCCACGTTACTGTTCAATATTCAGTTATCATCAGGCAACAATGTAATTAACCATCATCTTGGCGCAACACCGAAGGGTTGGTTCATCTGCGACATTAATGCGGCATCTCAGATTTATAGGTCTGCACCTTTCAACGAATTAACTTTAACACTTAATGCAAGCGTTGCTTGCACCGTTTCAATTGGAGTGTTCTAATGAGTTTCACACTGAGTCCTAATATGTCGTTGCCGATCCCCGGTGTAGGGACCGAACCAGGCCCTCAATATGCAACTGATGTGGACAACTGCCTCACGATTGTCGACGCTCACACCCACAATCCTGGCAGCGGTGTACAAATTACACCAACGGGATTAAACATTAATGCTGATTTGTCCATTCAAAGCAACAACTTAACGCTCACTAGATCAATACGCTTTGCAGCTCAAGGAACTACATTTTCCTCCGGATCGGACTTAGGTTGTGTATATGAAGTGGGCGTTGACTTATATTACAGGGATGGCAATGGTAATAACGTACGTATAACGCAAAACGGTGCTTTATCTGGTACGCCAGGATCTATTGCTAACTTAGTATCTCCCGCTTCAGCTTCCTATAACTCCTCAACCCAAACCTTTATTTGGCAATCGGCAGCAAATACTGCCGCGAACCTAGATGCAGGCTCAGTGATAATTCGTCCGATAAGCGCAAGCGCTCCAGGAGTTACCATATCGGCTCCATCCGGATTAGGCGCTAACTACACCCTTACTCTACCGTCAGCTCCTCCGTCTTCTACACAAGCGCTATTAATGAGTAGTAGCGGTAACGTTAATCCCGGATTAATTGATATTGCTCAGTTAACTACACTAGTTGCACAATCGTTAAATCCTGCAGGTACAATTATTGCATTTGCCGGACCGACAACGCCCGCAGGATACCTATATTGCAACGGTGCGGTAGTATCCATTGCTTCGTATCCAAATCTGTATGCTGCAATTGGAACAGCTTGGGGATACGGAAACAATGACGGCCTAACCTTCAATCTACCGAATACTCAAGGATTGTTTCTTAGAGGTTTAGGCGGTGGATACGATCCTGACTATTCAAGTCGTGGAGCTGTTAATCCAGGAGGTGGCGGCGGTGATTCCGTTGGATCTCTACAACTTACGGCTGTGATTCAACATCAACATGCTTTATCAGATCCTGGTCATAAACACTCTGTAAATGTAGCTCAAGCAGGCAGCACTACGATTACTCCATCTTCGGGTCATGCTGTAACAAATCCTATTAACGCAAGCACCGAAACTACCGATGCCAACGTTGTCATAACCACAACGACTGGGATTTCCGTAGGAAACGTCTCGGGCGGGGCAGCAACGAGCACCGGTGAAAGCAGGCCTCCAAACGTTTACGTGCAATATTGCATAAAGTACTAATATGACACTGCAAAAGAATGCCATAGACATTAGCTTTGCTCAAGGTTTGGACCTGAAAACCGATCCTTTCAGGGTTCAGCCTGGGAAGTTTTTGTCGTTACAGAATAGTGTGTTCGATAAAGGCGGTCAGCTTAAAAAGCGTAATGGTTACGGCCCTTTAGCTGCGTTGCCGAATACCACGACGAAGCTCTTGACAACCTTCAACGGTAATCTGACAGCTATTGGAAATACATTGCAGGCCTACGCATCGGGACCGAATCAATGGGTTAACAAAGGCAATGTACAACCTGTTTCGTTGACGACGCTTCCGTTGATTAGGTCCAACACCAACCAAAGTCAGGCAGACAGCGCTGTAGCCCCAAATGGACTGGTGTGCGTAGCTTATACAGACAACATTCCTAATGGCAGTACCACAAGCCCTGTTTACAAATATGCCGTTGCTGATTCAGTGACGAGTCAAAACATAATCAATCCTACGATATTGCCCAATGGCGCTGGTTCTCCTCGTGTCTTCGTTTTAGGTAACTTCTTTGTTATTGTATTTACGTCTTTAATATCATCAACTTACCACCTGCAATATATCACGATTAACACGCTAAACCCGACGCTGATTACTGCTCCAGCAGACTTATCCACGACATATACTCCTTCCCCACAAGTAAACTTTGATGGTGTCGTCGCCAACAATAACTTATATGTAGCTTTTAACGGTTCTGACGGCGGCGGCGCTATCAGAATGACGTACATTGATAGTACACTGACTCAACACAATACTGTGATATTTACAGGCCATACAGCGACAATTATGTCCGTTACAGCTGACATAACAGGGTCAACGCCTGTGATTTACGCATCGTTTTGGGATTCAACAGATAGTAATGGATATACTTTGTCAGTTAATCCACAAATGATTACAATTTTAAGTCCTACGAAAATCATCTCAAGCGAAGATGTTCTGAATATAACCGGATCGGCGCAGAACGGTGTATTGACATTTTTCTATGAGATTTACAATACCTATTCTTACAACAGCATCCAAACTGATTATTTAGAAACGAACACCATAACGGCAACAGGCACTGTCGGAACCAAATCCATTTTGGTGAGAAGCGTAGGGCTAGGCTCTAAAAGCTTCATATCTAATGGCAATATGTATTTCTTGGCCGCTTATCAGTCGGCCTATCAGCCGACATATTTCCTCATGACCGCGGTCGGTCAAGTTATATGTAAACTTGCCTATGAAAACGGCGGGGGATACATAACGACAGGCCTGCCAAATGTGACTTTGACAGGCAATGTTGTTCAAATGTCCTATCTTTACAAGGACTTATTAGAGGCATTGAGCACGCAAAACACGTCCAATCAGAGCGTAACAGGCGGAATTTATGCCCAAACAGGCGTTAACCTCGCTTCCTTTAACTTAGCGCCGCAATCCTATACCACTGGTGAAATCGGTAGCAATCTCAACTTCTCAGGTGGATTTTTGTGGATGTATGATGGTTATTCGCCTGTAGAACAGAACTTCTTCTTGTATCCTGAGAATATCGCTGCGACGTCTATATCCGCTTTGTCTTTAACGGGTTATGTTCATAGTGGCTCTATGGTTATAACCGGCGTATCAAGCACGGCTTTAGTGGCGATTGGAATGGCTATCACGGATGCGAGCTCAGCTATTCCTGCAGGTACTGTTGTGACGTCGTTTACCAGCAATACCATTACGATGAGTCACGCTGCCACAGCAGATTCAATAACCGACGTTCTTACCTTGTCTGGATCTGTGCAGACGGGAATTCAATATTATTACCAAGTTACATATGAGTGGGCCGACGATCAAGGTAATACCTTTAGAAGTGCCCCTTCGATTCCCGTTAGTATCACTGCATCGACTTCTCAAACTGAGTTGCAGATACCTACACTTCGGCTGACATATAAAACAGAAAACCCTGTAAAAATAGTAATTTACAGATGGAGTACCGATTTACAAAATTATTATCAAATCACCTCTATCCAAATACCTTTATTAAATAACACCTCTGTTGACTTTGTTACGTATGTTGACATCTATGAATCAGGCGAATTGTCGGGGAACAACCTAATCTATACGACAGGCGGTGTTGTTGAGGATATCGGACCGCCTGCAACTGATTTAGTTACACTTTTTAACAATAGGTTGTGGCTGGTTGACTCGGAAGATAGAAACTTATTGTGGTTCTCAAAGCAAGTAATTGAAGCTACGCCTGTTGAAATGTCAGATTTACTAACTTTATACGTCGCGCCGACGACAGCTGCTCAAGGTTCTACAGGCGTTATAACATCGTTAGCACCAATGGATGACAAGCTGGTGATCTTCAAGGAAAACGCTTTAGGATATATCAATGGTATCGGCCCTGATAACACAGGCTCTAACAACCAATATTCAGACTTTACCTTGATCAATTCAGTTGTAGGCTGCACTAACCAAAATAGTATCGTTTTCATGCCTCAAGGCTTAATGTTTCAATCTAATAAAGGGATTTGGTTGTTAGGCAGAGATTTGAGTACTCAATATATCGGCGCTCCTGTTGAAGATCTCACTACTGGAACTACAGTATTGAGTGCAATTAACGTACCTGCCACAAATCAAGTACGCTTTACTTTAGACAGCGGCATAACTCTGCTTTACGACTATTATTATGCGCAATGGGGTACATTCGTTAATATCCCCGCAGTATCAAGCTGCATCTATGAAGAATTACATACTTATGTGAATTCGTATGGTCAAGTCTTCCAAGAAACTCCCGATGCATATTTAGATAATGCCACCCCTGTGCTGATGAGTTTTACCACAGGCTGGATGAATTTAGCCGGCGTCCAAGGATTTGAGCGCTTTTATCAACTATATCTACTCGGTGTCTATATCTCGCCATTTAATTTGAATGTTCAGATTGCTTACGATTACAATCCGTCACCTGTGCAGGCGACACTAATAACACCAAGTCAATTGCCTGTAACTTGGGGGAGTGATGCTTTATGGGGTTCCGGATCGACTTGGGGATCTCAGGGCAATGGTGGCTGGGAAGGCCAAGCGAATGTCTTCGAAGCGCGGTTGTTTCCTCAAAGACAAAAATGTGAAGCATTTCAACTAATTGTGAACGAAATCTCTACTGCCAACACATATCAAGTTACTGCAGGTGCTGGACTTACGCTCACCGGTTTAAACTTAATTGTGGGCACAAAACGTGGATTCCGAACAAGCCGAGCTGCACGAAACTTCGGGTAGGTTTTACTTTAATCGACACAATTTCAAAAGTGTGGTACCTTTTTGTTATGAAACTCTTTCCTGTAGATCATTGGGTCGGTAAGCATACAAAAGCAATGATACAATTATTAGAATCTAGGGGCATGGCGGTCGATTTAATCAACGATCTCCCCGAAATAGGGGTGATAGCCTATAGAAACGACATCCCCGTCGCCGCGGGCTTTATACGACGTATGGAAGGGTCCTACGGTTTAATGGATAGTTACATCACCAATGCCACGGAATCTTCCTCTACAAGACACAAAGCGCTATCGCGTATTACTGAGGCTTTGATAGAAAAGGCTAAAGAAGAAGGCATTAGTAAACTACTTGCATTTAGTTCGGATCAAAACACCTACCAACGTTCTTTAATGCACGGTTTTATCGCTATGGATCATAAGTTTAGCCTACTTATAGTGAAATAGCATAAACTATCCTAAATTCACTATAACTCAAAGATCAGTACAGCAAGTTTATAGGCGTTCCTGCGCCTTTAACCTTTTAGGGAGTCCTATGCCTTTCCTCGCCCCTTTAATACCGGCAGTAGTCGGCGGATTAGCATCATCAGCAGCCGGAGCAGGTGTAAATGCCCTACTTAAAGGTGCATCAGGCGGCAGCGCAGCCAATCCTAATCTCCAAACCCCTGTAAATAGTGCCCAAACAACTCAACAAATTCAACAATCTCAGCAAGCATTACAACAGCAACAAGCCTTAGCCAATCAACTACAAGCTCAAGGTGGTATCGGCAATCAATCTAATGTATATGCCCAACAGCAAGCTTTAGCAGGTCAATTAGGACAATTAGCAGCAGGACAAGGACCAAACCCCGCATTAAATCAATTACAACAGACTACAGGTCAAAACGTTGCTAATCAAGCAGCTTTGATGGCAGGACAGCGCGGAGCAGGTGCTAACGCAGGTCTTATCGCTCGTCAAGCAGCACAACAAGGCGCCGCTACACAGCAACAAGCTGCAGGACAAGCCGCAACTCTCAGCGCTCAGCAACAACTTGCCTATACCAATGCTTTACAGCAACAGCAGCAGAACTTAGCTAATCTCGCTACTCAACAGGTTGGTCAACAGATGGGTGCTACTCAAGCCAATACTGCGGCAAATCAGGCTCAACAGCAAGCTCTCCTCGGTCAAGTTAATGCTCAAAACCAAGCTCAACTTGGTGCTTCAGGACAACAAAATCAAGCTAATCAATATCAACAGACGGCAGGACAGGGTCTTGCTCAGGGAATTGGCGGAGGTTTAGGAACCGCTATTACCTCGATGATGACTCCTCAAGCTCCTATGCAAACCTCGTTTAA